CTCTTATATAATACGGTGTTTTTATGAATCTGTCAAGATCTAATAAAAAGCGTCCACTAGGGTCAACATCCTCTATGCTTATTTCAAAGTATTCAAGTTGTAGTCTATCAACACAGTGCAAGCATCCACGTTGAGTCAATCTAAAGCCGCCATCACGTCTTGCGTTTTGCCACCAGTTAGTGTATGCAATGTTAAATGTTGGACGTAGGTGAAACTCTCGTGGATCGTTATCTATGAATGCTTGCGTGTATTCGTCCTTGGTACGCATATCATGGATAAATCTGCTTACCCTTGTCTAATACAACAACTGTAAACTTATCTGTGCTAAATTGTTTATTGAGTTTCTTTGCTAGATTGATAGCATGTCCAGGGTTACTAAAGGAAACCTTTTTGTATTTGGGTCCTGGATAGCTGATAAGCATATTAAATGTTTTTAAATTAATCGGTTTCTTGTCGTAGTAAACCGCCCAAATGCCTTGACTTGCTAACACTTGTTCTGCTTTGTAAGTTTCTTTTTCGACTTTTTCTAATAGAACTGTTGGTTTAGGCCTACTCATAAATATATCTCACTTTATAATATGCTACTATTATTTAGCAAGAAATATGCGTACTTTACTAAAAAGTATCACCGTCTAGTTCTACTTGTATAACACTATCCTGTGCTTTTTGTAGTTCAATAACAAGATCTTGTAGTTCTGTTATATATTCAAGTAATCGTGCGTAATCATTAGCAACACCTCTAGCATCCTGTGCATTAACAGTCAAACTGTCTTTGCGCAGGTTCATACAAGCGTGTGATAGTCTATCTATGTTTGGAAACTGTGGTCTAGCCATTTGTGTGTCTTAGTGTTTCCTGCATTTCAAGTCTTGTTTTAAATGGACCTAAATAATTGTTTCTTCCAAGAGTAATTAGTTTAGGGCAATACGCAGGCACCCATCCATTTTCAAATTCAATACAGTAATATCCTGCAGTAAAAAAACTTTGACTCGCTTCTGTTTTTGTATATAGTGGCAGTTTACGTTTTAAATCGTAAATGCCGTTATAAGGCTTGGTCTTACACGGAAAGTCGTGAACTAGATATTCCTTTTTTTCACTAGTAACTAATTCTTTGCCTGAGAAACTAACACTTATTTTTTGTGTAAGTTCTTCTAATGCTTTAAAGGTTTGATTTTCACTGCCAACTTGTAGTGTGACACCATTTTCATTACTGCGAATAGTTCCTACTTTTTGACCATTATCTTCTAGTATCCAAAACTTATCTTCTAGTACAGGTTTAGCCACGAACTCCATGCTCGTCCTCCTTGTAATTAGCATTTAACCATTCTGCAAATTGTTGTGCGTTTTCTGCCACACGTTGCATATCCCACTTACCGCAGAACTTCATAAAGTGTGCACCTACCATGGGCTTGTTCTTTGCCACACTGTGTTCACGGATAATATCATCTACATAGTCACGGATCTCTGTGGGCTGTGCAGTCAAGTCTACCAGTGTAACATTGCGTTCGTAATCATCTAGTACACGATGCTCTTCACCATTGTGATCTGTCCAACGCTGTAGCATAAGATTGTTCCAAGCAAAGCCTTTTGTGTCTTTGTCAGCATATGCTTCTAGCAGTCCAACTTTTTTACTACTGCCTTTTTCACGCACACCAGGATATGCACTGAACACATTGTCAGTTACATCGCCACGCATACACTTTTTAAACAACTGATAGTCAGGTGCTGCAGGAACCTTTTGCTCGCCTGTTTTCTTGTCTAACACAGGCTTGCCATCGTCAGTAACTACGCCATCAATCTTAATAAGTTCATTAGTAATACCGTTATACTGATGCACTGTAGGACTGATCAACTGCACAAAGTCTGTGTCACTGCTTACAATAATATGTGTGTCCTCAGGATGTAATGCAATGAAACGTGCAATAATATCATCTGCTTCTGCAATCTCACAACGCATTGCACTGCAGTTTGTGCGCTCACCAATAAACTTTAAGAAGTCATCGTATGCTTCAAAGAACAATGCGTCCTCTTCTTGCTCACTAGGGCTCTGTGCCGCCCGCTTGTCGCTTCTATTCTTCTTGTATGGAGTATAGAAGTCCTTGCGCCAACTGCGTCCTTCAAGTGCAAACAACACATGATCTGCATTAAACTTGCGATAACACTTGTTAATAGCATTGAGAGTGATATGGATAGCCATGCCAATTTTAGTCTCAGCATCGCCTCGTACTACATGTCTAGCACGAAAGAAAGTATTCATAGTATCTACTAGTAGGTAGGTTGCCATTATCTTGTAAAACCTCTAAACTCTTGTTTAACTTTACTAAGTATAGTACGTTTTTTAGATTTTGTCAACCCTGTATTTGCACTATTAGTATGAAACATTTTATCAGCAATAGGCACAAGACGACTTGCCCATGCTCTATGTCCATCTTCACCAAAATGGTTATTGGTAGTAGCAAATCCTTGTTTTAGTAAATATTCTGTATATTCTTGTGTGTGGAAAAATATGTGTTTTATGTCTTGTTCTGTAAGTTCATCACTAAAAGCAGAAATTAATTGGTTCCATTTTAGTTCCTTGCGCTTTAGTTCCTGCATTGTTTGCTTTAGAACCCATTCTCGATATTCTTCTGCCATACTTTCTGGCACAGAATCTGTACCACTTGCTGTGACTTGCAAGTAATCTTCCCCGTGTTTCCATTCTTCTCTGTCCCAACTTGTCCATCCTATTACTATAAAAAGATTTTCTTTTTTAACTGTGTCTTGGATTACTTTTTTGGTTGTTCTAAGTATACGATCATTGCTACTAGCACTCTCTGCTTCACAGAAAAATCCTTGATTCATTGCTTGTGCAAAATGATAACCCCAGGTTTGTAATACTGCTTCTGGATGAGCTCTGTGCCCATATGCTAGGTATTTTGGATCGTCTTGTGCAAATGCTATACCAGGAATAATATCCGCACCTGCACTGTGACTATCGCCATTTACATAGATCACTTGTAGGCATTCCTATGCTCGTCAATATTTTCAACGTTACGCATTGCTTGTTCTTGCTCATAACTTTCAAGAACAACGTTGCGGCACACATCCTGGAACCAGTTGTCCACAATGTCATTGTCTGTTTTACCTTGGTATCCTGCACGAATTAGTTTAGCAACAAACAAATCATTCCAATCAAGTTCAAATGCACCTCGTTCTAAACTGTCTTGTTCTAGTTCCATGCCAAGTACACTTACCCAGGGTTCGCCTGCTTCTGTAGCAAGGTCTTTTTCAGATTTTTTAGGCTTTGCTTTTTTTGTTTTTACAGACTTAGGATTACCCAGCACTGCTTTTTTAATTTTATCAAACATTACATTCCTGCTTTTCTTAATTTATCTGGATCAACTGAATGTTTCATTGCACGTTCCAGTTGTTCTGCTCTGCGATCTCTTTTTCTAGGTTCCCCAAGCATTTCCGAAGAGGCTGATGTGGAGCCTTGGTGTGAAGCGCCAACCTCGTTCCATGCAAAGTTCGGCAACTTGTTGAACATTGAGGCTATACTCTTCACTACGCCCCCCAAGCGGCATACAATATACTGGACACTCAACGTCTGCGTCACGGTATGCCTGAACAGCATCTGCAACTTCATCCACATCCATACTATCAGCGACAACAAACTTGAGATAGAGTTCACTGTTATTAACGCCAGCGTAATCGGCAATAATCCCAGGCTTAATAGCATCAGTTTGAGATTCTCCGCTAACACTAAGTTTCGGGGAACAACTCCAAGTGACTGTAAATCGTTCCTGATTGTTGAGATAATCTCTGAAATCTTCTCTAAGGGATTGAGTACCATTTGTTTCAAATGTGACATTTTTTAAATCCTTCATCCTTGGGTGTTCTAATAGTTCTGTATAGAATTTTTGCCAACCTAGCAGAGGCTCACCGCCTGTAAAGATGAGATGTACGTCTTGACCGTTCTCCATAGTCCAACTGCCTTCAGGCGTGAGACTGAGTAAATGTTCTACAACTTCATCTACAGTTCTATCCATCATAAACTTTTTAAACTCTG